ATATGGACTGGGCATTTATGCAGACCATAGAAAGAATTAGGGAACGTTGTGGTTTTCCTTTTAAAGTAAGCAGTGCCTATCGTTCCACTGAGCACCCTATAGAAGCTGCAAAGGATAATCCGGGTGCTCATACAACAGGCAAAGCTATGGATATATTGGTTAGTGGCGAACAAGCTATGACTCTTATAAAGATAGCTATCGAAGAGGGCATTAATAGGATTGGAGTCGCACAAAAAGGAGACCGTGCTTCAAGATTTATTCATTTAGATATGGATAACTCTAGAGCTACTCCTAGAGTTTGGAGCTACTAATTGATACTCTATAGAGAAAAAGACTTAGACGAAGCTTACAAGATAGATTGTAAAGCTCGTTCTCGTAATAACATGCCTTGGATAAAGCGAGAAGATTTTAGAAAGATATACGAAGACTTGATGGATTTGTATATGATACAACTAAGTCCTAGACAGCTCTTAGAAGTTGAAGAGATACCAGAAGTATTACTAGACTCACTAAAAGGAATATTAAATAAAAGTTTACATTTTGAACCGGAGGAATAATGCCAGACCCAATAACAAATTCAGTAGTAGGAATAGCAGGTAGTGTTTTAAATAAGTTTGTCGCAGACAAAAACTTAAAGATGCAACTTGAGCATGAACTCAAGACACAATTACAAACTGCTAATCTTGCTCAAGTACAAATTAATAAAATAGAAGCCGGACACAAATCTTTATTTGTAGCAGGTTGGAGACCTTCTGTAGGTTGGGTATGTAGCATTGCTATGGCATACCACTTTATCTTAGCTCCAATAGTTGAGTTCGGTGTTAACATCGCAGGTATTCAAGTAAGTTTACCTGAGTTTGACTTTTCACAACTGTCCACGATTCTAATGGCTATGCTTGGCATGGCAGGTCTTAGGACCTATGAAAAGCAAAAGAAAGTTGCCAAAGGTGACGACTAATAATAATGACAACAGAATGGATAACAGTAGTAGAAACTATCGGTATACCAGCAGTGGTAGCAATAGGTCTTGGTTATCTAGTTTGGACATTATTTAAATCTTTGATAGCTGACTTACATAAAAAGTTAGATACTCAACATCAAATGATTGTTGCCTTGATAGATAGAATCAGGCAAATGGATAATGATATGATTCGTATAGATGCAATGTGTCGAGCTGCAATGGGTATCAAGCCCGATACGAATCGAATAGCCAGAGCAGACGGTCAAAAAGACCAACGCAAAGACTAATCAAAATTTTATTAAAAGGTGCTGAATGTTCTTGTCATTCGGTAGAATTAACTATTTCACAAAGGAGGTAAAAGAGTGAGAACAGACGAAACTGTATGCGTATTATGCATAATGTTTTGGGTTGCTTGTGGTATGTTTTATGCTACTGTAACTTTTTAATCCGTATTTTGAACACGGGCATTTAAACAAGATTCAATATAACTATGTATTTCATCAAGTTTAACTGTAGCTTCTCTTATGATAACCCGAAGATTTTCATAGTCTTGTCGGGATAGATATTTTTTAAGTTTCGCTATGTCAACTTTGGTTCTTTCTGTGACAAGGTTTCCGCTTTTGTCATATAGTAATCTATAAGCTAAAAGTTGTGCTTCATTTCGTTTCGTTTTCATTGTTAAATCCTGTAAAGGTTAATTGTCCATAATCACCTCTCAGTCCGGCTTTTTGATATGAGGTAGCTCTACCTTCAAAAAAGTTTTGATGCTCTACTCCCAACACATCATCTAACCATCCTAAAGGATTATCTTTCTGATTAAAGTTAGGTTTAAGTCCTAACTGTAACAGTCTTCTATCAGCAATGTATTTGTTGTACGCATACATTTCTTCTTTAGTTAATCCTTCAATATCTCCCATTTCGAATACTAAGTCCAAGAACTTTTCTTCTAGTTTTACCATATCTCTACATATCTGATAGATTTCTTTTTTAAAGTCATCTGTCCAAATATCTAAATTTTCTTTGATAAATTCTCTAAACAATCTAGTCATTGCTTCTACATGTAAGCTTTCATCTTTAATAGAATAAGCCACAATCTGACACATACCTTTCATCTTTCCATATCTTTGAAAGTTCATGAGTATAGCGAAGCTACTGAATAGCTGTAAGCCTTCCGTAAAGGCTGAATAAACGGCTAAAGCTTTGGCGATAGTCCTTTTATCAGACTTAATAGTTTTAAGGTCTGTAATGTACGCATGTTTGTCAGACATTTCTTCGTATTCGGCAAAGGCTTTATATTCTATATCAGGCATACCAACAGTATCTAATAATAAACTGTAAGCATGTTGATGGATTGCTTCCATGTTACCAAAGGACAGCATCATCATTCTAGCTTCTGGAAGCTTGAAAAGTTGCATATATCTTTCAACATACCCCGAAGCAACATCTACATCTGATTGAGTGAACAATCTAAATATCTGAGTAAGTAAGTTTTTTTCAGAATCAGATAATCTTTCATTCCAATCTTTTACATCAGTATGTAATGGTACTGACATAGGATGCCAATGCATTCTGTTTTGTAAATCGTAATACTCAAACATCCAACCATAGTCAAAAGGTTTGTAGTAATCTCTAGTTTTTAATAAGCTCATTAAGTTCCTCGTTTAGTTAAAAGTGTTTATATAATTTTGTAAATTTTCCATGTCTTCAAGAGAGAGGTTAGCAGCCTGACCCCACATGAGAGCAGATTGTGCACCTCTAGTTTCTCCATTTTTATATTGCATTAACATTTTTACAATAGAAGTGCTACCAACAAGTTTTGGTCCAATACCTCCTTCTCCTTTCATACCATGACACATATTACAATTAACATATATCTTAGCACCTTTATCAGCAGGTGTTTCTGTTTGCATTGCAACTCTTTTTGCCTCTAATTGTTCTGTAAATGTACCATACTTTGCAGTATATTCTTCGTAACATTCACCCCAACAACTATGTACGTCTCCGTATCCAGAAACGTCTGCGTTAATTATAGTTGTATAAAGTATTCCCACAATACCTAATACACTAACCAATAACATTGCTATACTATGTTTCATATTATCCCTCACAAGCAATACATTCCACTTCATCTAACTTAATTCGTGGAACTTTAATGTTAACATTCTCTGCAGCTTTAGCAGCATCAGACCTAAAATAATAAAGTGATTTTAATTTATTAGCACCATACCAATGAACATCACTAACATACTGTAAGTATTCATTATGCTGTTCTTGATTCTGAGTTGAATCAGGTAAGATAAAAAACAAATTAACACTTTGACTTTGACATATAAACTCTTGTCGCTTATATGCATGTTCGACAACCCAAATTTGATTTATCTCATCTGCGGTTTTAAATACTTCTTTTTCTTCTTTTGTAAATAACTTTAACTCTTGTATTGACCCACGATTATCACTAATATCTTGCCAGACTTTCTTACGCTTTTTAGGGTCGGTTACTTTTTTGTTGATGAGTTTTTCAAGGTTTTTGTTTTTGACTTTATAGCTTCCAGATAGCGTTTTATGAGTGAAGACGTTAGCCCTGATGGGTTCGATGGATGGAGAAGTTCCCCCACAAATAATACTGGAACTAGCATTAGGTGCAACAGCAAGGAGATGGCAATTCCTAAGACCAGAATTAGAAATATCAGGAGCTTCCCCCCGTAATACAGCAAGTCTTCTAGATGCAAGAACAGCAGCTCCTTTGATGAACTTAAATAATTTATAGTTGATGCCAGTCGAGAAGATTCCCTCAAAGGGTATGTTTTGATTTTGTAAATAAGAATGAAAACCCATTGCTCCAAGACCAATAGACCTTTCACGATAGGCTGAATAAGCAGCTTTTGTAAAGCCTTCTTTGCCTTCTTTAATATGTTTTTTAAATCTCTCATAGTTTGCATTGTAACCTCCAAGTGAATTTAAATCGACTGCATTTTCAATAAAGTGTTCTAGCACATTGTCAAGCATAGTCACTAAATCATCTATAAATTTATCATCTTTAGACCATTCATCAAAGTGTTCAAGGTTGACACTTGACAAACAACAGACTGCAGTTCTTTCGTCATTAGTAGGTAAGGTTATTTCTGAACACAAGTTACTTTGTTTTACCTCTAATCCTAAATCTTTTTGTCCTTGGGGTAGAGCATCATTACAATTATCTATATTGACAATGTAAGGCTCTCCAGTTTCTGCTCTAGCATCTAATAACTTAGACCAGAGCTCTCTAGCTTTTATAATCTTAACAGCTTCATTTGTTTTCGGGTCAATCAATCGCCAGTCATCATCTTCTTCTACAGCTTTTAAAAATGCATTAGTTATATTAACTCCATTGTGTAAGTTCAAACACTTTCTATTTACATCGCCACCGGATTCTTTTCGCATGACCATAAACTCTTCAATCTCTGGATGAGATATATCCATGTAAGCAGCATAGCTACCTCGTCTAGTTACACCTTGATTAAAAGCTAACATCTGAGAGTCTACTACTTTCATAAAAGGTATTGAGCCAGTAGACTTACTGCCATTACTTGTAGGTATGCCATCACTTCTAACATCTCCCCAGTAACCACCAATACCACCACCAGAACTAGCTAACCAAATGTTTTCATCATAGTGACTGGATAAACCACCACGATTATCTGGAACATAGTTAAGAAAACAACTGATAGGTAATCCTCTAGTTGTACCGCCATTAGAAAGAATAGGGGTAGAAAACATAAACCAAAGATTAGAAACATAATTATAAATTCTTTGAGCCATGTCAAAGTCGGTTTCTTCTTTGAATGTAGAAACAAATATTGAAGCTCTAGCAAATGCTTCTTGTGGCGAAGTTTCGTTCTGCCATAAATACCTATCTTGAAGAGTATCTAAACTAAATTTGTCTAGCTTTTTATCTTTGTCATAGTTTATGATTATTCCTAAGTAAGGGTGTTCACCTTTTTTCTCCATTCTTTTCCTCCTGTCTTAATATGTAAATTGCTATCATTGTATAGTGTATAATCTTTAGTAAGTCATCAATGTTCTTACCATCTTTTTTACCAAACCTCATGGCATATTTCATGATGTTGCCCATAGCAAATCCTTCGCCATAACCCGCATCAAGTATCATGTCAGTAGCTTGATATTTTCCATGTGAATAGTGCTTGTCATAAGTACCATCAACATAATGTTCTATCATTTTTAAAATAACTTTTTCGTCAAATTTATAATTCATTGTCTTTCCATTCATCAGGTAAATTGCCTTCATAGAACCAACGGAAGTCATTGGCTTCTGCCCATTCAGCATGAGTTCTTTTACTGCCGTCTCTTCTTTTCTTAGCTTGAGGCATAGGGGCATAAGGTTTTTGAAAAAAGAAAACTAATTCAACATTATCAGGTAAAGCATCACGAATGTGAATGTATTTACTGTACTCTGCGTAATCCCAAAACCTACCCTTAGCTTCAATTAAGATAACCTTTTCATCATCAAATACTCTGACAAAATCAGGTTCGTATTTCTTAGGAATATTATAACTAACCGTATCGTAATGATGCAGCCATTTGTTAAATAATCTTTGATGTATTTCGTATTCCCAATGGCTATCATAGCCTCTAGGAATACCTGCCTCTTTTTTAGGTCTTGGTTTTCTTGGTTTTCTTCTTGCCATTTTTCTTTACAGTAGAGTCATAGTTCTTAGCAAGTTTCCAATACTCTAAAATATTATTAAACATTCCTAAGTGTTTAGTGTGTGATTCTTTATCCCAAACATGATACAAAATAGTTTCAGTATCTTTTCGGTCTACAAAAATAGATACTCGTTCTACTTTTTTAAAACCACAACCTTGAGCATAGGCTGAAAGTTGCATACCATGTTCATCATAAACTAATTTAGCAGGGTCTTTGCCTTCTAAGTTATCCTTTGTTTTAAAGTCAATAAATATTCCTGACTTAGAATACAGGTCAACCTTACCACCATAGCCTTGTGTAGCACAAAAAGAATCTTCTGCTATCCATTCTTCATTAGGAAAAGTTTCATCTAACCATTCTTTAATAATTTCGTATGGCTTAGTTTTCTCTTTACCTAAGAAACCTCTTTCAATCATGCCATGTATCTTAGTACCTTGTTCAGCAGCTTCAATACTAATCTTTTTAGAGTCGTATTTACACCTAGACGAAAACTCATCGAGCGATTCATTCTCATATCTTTCTAAAGATAGTGCTGAGTTTAGAGCCTGATTTATTTTCCAGTTCTCTAAAGATGGTTTAGCTATCATACCAATAATCGTTGTGACAGAAGGTACTAAACCCAATGTTTTAGCATCTCTCAACGTGGTATTTCTTTCTCTACCATTAGCACCAATGATAGTGTACATCGGTTCTCCTTCTTGGGTGTACCAATGACCTGATTCAGACGTGAACTTATTATAGTTGTCTGGTTTGATTAAGTCAAACTCTTCTTCGTTTTTATTACTTTTTGGTATCATCATCTAACTCCTTAAATGCTTTTATTACATCTGTTGAAAATAATTTAGGTAAATTAACTAAGAACATTCTACTAGCATTATGGTCGCCACCGCTTACAGTTTTGAAAGTATCTAATTTATCTACAATCTTTTTGAGTACCTCAGTTTTAAAAACCAAAGTACAGTATTCTTCTTCTCCAATACAAAGGTTGTGAAACCAATAATCTGATTCAGTAGCACGAATACCAGAGGGTTTGCCCCATGATTCATACTCAATACAAATGTTATTCGTACCTACCCATATATCTCTTTCTGACTTAACCTCAATCTTTTTGTTGGTTAACATCTCTGCGATTCTATCTTCTCTGATAGAGCCGTATTGTAAATCAAGGTCAAACTTCTTTCTGTCTTTCTTAGTGGGTTTCATTAAAATCTCCTTTATGATTTACAAATTTTATATTTTGTGTTTTTGGATTATACCCTAATATTTTTACTCCTAGTTTTTTTTGTTTAGATGTTCTTTGTTTAGTAGCATAATTACCAACTAAAGTTTTAACATCTATTAAACTGACATTGTTTTCTTCATCTATTGCTACAATATCTACTGGTCCATCACAACCACAATTTCTAAAAACTTCATAACCTTTTTCTAATAAAAAAGTAACTGCCTTTAATTCTGCAATATCTCCTTTTCTACTATGTGATTTAATATTCTTCATTAGAATTTCTTTTTAAAAATCTAGTAAAAAAATCTTTAATGTTTTTTGAATAATAATGTTTTTTAGGATAACCAGTAGGGTTATAGGGAGACCATCTTCCAGTTGTATAGTAATATGCATACATTTTATCATTAAAATAAATTCTTAACATTTGTGCTTTAGTTTCTTCAAAATAAATATCTTTTCTATCTAAAAACTTTTTTACATCCTCTAAAGATTCTTTAGTACTGTGTTTAAAAATTACTTCTCCTTTAGAGTTAACTCTATTAAATTTCCAATTATATCCTTTAATGTGTCTCACTCCAGTTTCCTCCTAGCTTGTACTCGCCAGTCAAAGCACATCTCATGCCTAACTGCTTTCCTGCTTCTTCAATACATTCAACACCCATAAGACCAGTAAATTCTGCTACATCTTCTTTAACTTGCATCTGCCATTCATCATGAATATTAGCAACAAACTTAGCATCAAGTGTATTTAATTTTATTTTATTATCAAAGATACACATAGCTTTCTTCATGGCTATCGCACCCCCACCTTGTAGTAAAGTATTTAGAGCAGCATGTTCATGCCTAACATAAATCTTTCTACCATCTAAACCTTTTAAGAATCCTCTTCTCGAAGCTTCTCTAACTCTGTTCGTAAGAGTTTCAAGTGATGGCAAGTTGGTAAGAAAACGTTTTCGAAGTCGCTTACCATCCTCTCTTTTTCCTCCAACCACTGTTCCAAGCTTTTCATCTCCAGCTCCGTAGATAAGTGCATAGATGAAAGTTTTTGCTTTATCTCTTGATTCAAGTCCTGCAAGTTCTTGATTTGTTTTGTGTATATCGCCATTAATAACCTCGTCAATATATTCTTCGTCATTCATGTAGTGAGCTAACATTCTAAGTTCTAAGCCACTAGCATCAATACCTAATAGTTTATAACCTTCTGGCACAATCCAACAAGCACGACAGTCTTCTCCATACGGACTATAAACTCCGGGAATCTGAGCCATGTTAGGATTTCTATGAGTCATCCTGCCAGTAATTGTACCGTTAGGTATTACTTTACCATGCACTCTTTCACCTTGTAGTTCATCTATCCATGAGGAGATTTGAGCTATACGCTTTTGTAATAATAAAAACTCGGCAATGAGCCGAGCTTCTTGGATGTGTTCTATCTTTTTAAGTGTACCTTCATCAACTATAGGTTGACCCGTAGGTGTAAATCTTTCAGGCTTCCACCCAAAGTCTACTAAGTATTCGCCAATCTGTTTTCGACTACCAAGATTAAACTCTTGTAGTTTCCTTCTCATAAATGGGTCATAGTTTTTAGTGGTCAAACACTTTTCATATTCTTCATCGGTCATACCACGTTTAGATAACGTGCCGTCTTTCTTTATGTAAGGGGTAACAAGTTTATCATCTACCCACTTAGGTTTAAATGTTCGTTGTACTTCATTTTCTACTTCTAGCATTCTAGATTTTAATTGTGCTAAAAGCATAGTGGCTTTTTGTAAATCAAATAGAAACCCAGTCTTTTCTTGTTGATTCATTATTTCAGCAACTTGAGTTTCTAATTCAATACTTTCCTGACTAAACCCCACTCCTTCTTTGAGTAAAGCATAATAAACTTTTTCATTAAGTAATACGTCTTGCTCACAATACTCTAACATCTGTGGTGTATAGCTATCAAAGTCATCAGGTTGTTCTTGTTTGTGAAAGTTAATTCTGTACCCCCAAGTTTTTAAGCTGTGCCCGTTCTCTCTAACGGGTTGAAATAATCTAGACATAACTAAAGTATCAACGACTTTAGCATTTAATTTAACATCAAGTATTTTTTCTATTACAGGAATGTCATAGCCAATAATATTATGTCCAATCAAAACATCAGCACTTTGTAAATACTCAACCCCATCAAGTAATTGATTAGGATTAAAAGTACGGCAAGTACCTTCATCTAAATCTTTGGCAACAATACACCAAATCTTAGTGGGATTTAATCCATCTGCTTCAATATCAAAAACCAATTTCTTCATTGTCAAATGTGTCCTCCGCATCTACTTCAAATAATCTACCAGTCTCAGGATTATACTGTAAGGCACAAGCTAATCCAGTATCTCCAGTGTATCTAGACTTCAATACTCTAACCTTAGTAGTATTAGCTTCTTTAGGGTCAGTAGCTTGTTGATTTCTTTCTAAAGCAATAACACAATCAGAAAGCTGTGCTATGCCTTGTGAACCTTTAAGATGACTCAATGATACAGTCACACCTTTTTCGTGCCCCCTGTCGCCTGTAGCTCGTCTTAAATGCGATACTAGAATCAAGCCGACATTAGTTTCTTCAACTAAACTACGCAGTCTATTCATTAAGTTATCAATACCCCTTCGTTCATCGCCTTCGGTTAAGACATTGACAAGCATATGCAAGTGGTCAACCACGACCCATTTACACTCGCAACCTACAATCATGTATCGTAGTTTCGCAAATATCTCATCAATGTCTGTCGCACCCAAATGTGAATGAATGAATACTCTGTTCTTCTGTATTACCTTATCGAACAAAGCATTTAAATCTTCTTCGGAATAACTATCTCGTTTCTCATTGAGATACAATCTATCGTTTGCTTCAATGGATATTAAACCATCTGCAGTTCTGAGCCAGTTCTCTTCAAGAGCAATGATACCTACATTATCTTTAGTAGTTTTAATTAGCCAATGCTCAAGCTCTCTAGTTACGGAAGACTTACCGAGTCCAGTTCCACCAGTCAGAGTTACTAACTCGCCTCGTCTTAATCCATATAATTTTTTATTCAGTCCTTCCCAAGGATAAGCAATACTTTCTTTTACTTCTCTATTAAGCCAGTTATCTTTTTGACCAGACAATTCCATAATACCTGATGGTGTATAAGTCTTAGCTTCCCACCAAGCTTTAGTAAAGCCTTGAAATTCTTTTTGTTTGAGCATGTCATTAGCATCTTTATAGCCATTGGGTAAAGTCATTATCTTTACCTTACCGGGTTTTAAGACACGAGCAACATTTCGTGAAGCTTCTCTACCTGCCTTGTCATTATCAAAACAAAGCACAACATTATCAAAGCTTTCAACAAACTCTATGCTTTCTCTAATATCTTTTACTGCACCCGCAGCACCTCGTTTAAGAGATACGACTGCCCACTTACCTTGAAAGAGTTCGTCTACTGCCATAGCATCGCACTCGCCCTCGGTAATAGTTAAATATTTACCGCCAGTATTTCTGTATAACTGTTCGCCAAATAATCCAGTGCCTTCAAATGTACCTTTGGTTGCAAAGTTTTTATCCGCAACAAATCTTGTTTTAGTTATGGCTACTTCATTGCCATTAAAGTATGGGTATATATGTTGCGTTATATCTCCGTTTCTATTTTTGATAACACGAACTCCAAACTTCTTAGCTGTCTGTTCAGATATACCTCTGTCTGTAAGTTCTCCATAGATTCCAGTATAGGATTCTAAAAATGTATTGGTTGGTTTCTGTGTTGTTTCCACTATTCTGCCCTCACTTGCAGTTTCATAATCGGTAAAAAATGTTGAACAACTAAAGCAATAAGCCGAGTTGTCTGCATTGATTGATACGGGGTCAGAGCCACCGCACTTAGGACAAGGTTGCCTATGCTTTACGAATTTACTTTTGTCTTGATTCAATTCTATCTCCATAAGATAGCTAGACTAGGGATAAATATAGAGGTTAAAAAACCTAGTCTAGCTAAAATTGTTATTAACTGTCTTGTGCTTCAGTATCTGTTGGTACTTCTTTTGTTTCAGATTCCTCTACCTTAACACCAGACTTATCAGCATTAATTACCTCTACAATTCTAGTAGAGAAATAATTAATAGCACCTTGAGTTTCTTCAAGGTCTAAAGTCTGTGCAGCTTTCTTTTGATTTAGCCTTTGCAATCTGCCAAAGATTTGTTGACCCTCTTCAGGTAAATCTTCAACATAAACATCAACACCATCAATGGTAATGTAAGGTCTTTGTTCTTCCATTAGAACTCCTCGCCATCAGCTAATAGTTCAGCACCATCAGCATTCTTATATTCAACAAGGTCTACAACTTGTACAGCTTGTAAGTCAAGTCCTATATAAGGACCAAATTTACCCTCACCACTATACTCATTGTATTGAACTCTAACCCTAGAGCCATTACCAACAGCAACATTTATTTCTTGCTTGTCCTTATCTAAAAGTCTAGGTGCAGGTCTGGTTATTCCATTAGGACCATGTACCTTTCTTTTGATAACTAAAGCAGGACCTTCATCATGCTGTTTTACTTTATGACCTCTTGCAGCAAAGTCATTAGCAGTAGTCTCATCAACAATTAAGTCAACAGTATATACTGGTTCAAACTTTGTGTTTGGGGTCGTTATACTTGCCCATTTTACTGAGCCTTCTAATATAGCCATAGTGTATTACCTCCGTTCAGCTTATTAAAATTCTGTGAGAGTTTTGAGCCAACTACTCTCCGAGTTGTGGATAGTACCAAATCAAGCAACTTAAATGGAGATAGAGAGGGCTTCTTGATTACTCGTTCTTTTAATCTACCATTTTTCTGTATCATCTACAATTCCTTTTTCGTAATTAAACTTTCTACTTATTTGGTATGGGTTTCGCCCTGTACCAACATACTCAAACTTAGAATATACCATACTTGGTGCAACGTGGTCAAGGTATCTAATGACATAGCCATTAAGTTTTTCGGCAAATGCCTCAACCTCTTCGTAAGTGCCATAAACATAATGCATGACATCATGGTCATCAAGCACTACTGCTTTTTCTATCATCTACCTTGCCCTCGATATTTAGCTTTCTGTTGTAGTCTTTTATGTTTGTTCATGTGCTTCGTAGATTTTTTAATCTTCCTGCCACGACCTGCCATGCCCTGAGAAGTTGCCTTTTTGACATGCTTAATTAAGACTGTTTCTTTTCTCTGTGCCATCTAATCTGTATAGTTCCTCAATGATTAAGTGTTCGTCTTTGATGTTACCTCTAGCTTCTTTAAGAGCTATCAAGTCACCATCAAAAGTAAATGATTCGTCTGTCTCTTTATTGACGACAGAAATAATATCTGTCACTCCTGCCATAGAAACAAGATTATCAAATGCTTCTAACGTAGAGTAAGCAAAAGTTTTTATTTCATCTTCTTGATTGTCTATGACAACCTTACATATATATTCATACATTTAGTACCTCTTTTAGTTTTGTATAAGTTTTAATTTCGGGATATTTTTTTAACTGTTTTAATAGCCATCTATCTGACATATAAACTAAGGTAATCCCTTTAATACCTTTCATATAATTATCTTCGGGTAATAAACCCTCAACATTATCAACAGTAATTTTATCTGCTTCCTCTTGGGGTAGCAAACTCTTTAGCCATTCAACCTGAATGGGTCTAATTCTTTTCTTTAGTTCTTTAAGTTTTTTCTTGTTCAATTTCTATTACTCCGTCATCAAATAAGTCTTCAAGAAAAACTCTTGAGTTATCTAGTATGACTGACTTGACATAATCTTTATCCTCTGCCTCAACAGTTACAGTCTTTAACTTACCAATATAAATTACAAACTTCATATTCTTTCTTCTGGATAATAAACTTCCATGTAAATTTTTTCTACCGCTTCTTTGTATTCTATATTAGTCATAGATGTAATCGGTAGTTCCTTGACTAATGCTTTAAAATGATAAATTTTATTGTCCATATTTAACCTCTATTTATTCTTTCTGAATTTACACAAACAAAAGTTTCTGCATGAGTTTGATATTCTTCCTCAATATAACTTTCTAAACCTTCATAGTTTTCTGTTAAAAAATTTAAACAATCTAGTTCAGACTTAAATAAATATTCAAAAACATGAATATCCTCAATCACTATTGCAACAGTAGTTACTTCAAACAAAGCTACTAATATCCAAATCATGTTAAGCTACCTCCAGTTCTTCTTGTAGTTCTTTAATAGTCTTAGGAATATTTTTATTATACCTTTTTTTGTAAAAAGATAAACCCTTACTAAGAGCTTTCTTCTTAACCTCTAACTCTGCGACATGACCTTCCCATGTTCTAAAATCTTTTTGTCGGCAAATGTCTTGCCACTTTTTGATTGAAAGCTTTCTAAAGTTTCCTTCTTTAGCGAATCTAATATAAACCCACTTGCGACCAATAGAACGAACAGTAGCTTTACGATAGCCACAACCTTCTCCTCTTAGTCCAGTCTTTATATCATCATGATAAAAATAGTAGTGTTCCATATTTATTTTACTCCATCAATTATTAATTCTGCACGAGTTTCTATAACAACTCTAGCACCACAAGATAAGGCAGTTTTTTCATTACCACTATAAGTTATTTTACTATTACCAAGTATCACAACTTCATGGCAATAAGTATTTTTCTTACCTTCCTTAATAGTTATTACAGGATTGTTTTCATTATTTTTTTTGTTAGCTCTTATCACATGTTGATTAACATGAATATATTTTTTATCCATTTTTCTCCTCTGTTTCAAAATAAATTCCATACTCTTCTAATTCTTCCTCGTCTTTGGCTTCTACTCCACCATCAGATAGAAAATTAAAAGCTTGTTTTTCATTAGTAAATTTTAATACTTGGTTCTCTTCATCAAGTAAATACTCTTTACCATTTAAAGATATGTTGTTTATGTATCTGTATATACTTATCATGTTTTCTCCTGTAAATGTCTTGTAATTAAATTCTGCATAGACTTCTCAACCTTCATAAGCTTTTGTTTGGTTTCCCATTCAGACCTATTTTTAATCTCATAGATTTCAATAGCTTCATAGTTATCGTCAGCTCTTCGCCACCAATCTATGACTCTGTTTTTAAATGGGAAAATGCTATCAGTATTATCATACTCCACATGAACTGTACCTGCGACATAATCTTCGGCTACAGTTGTACCTTTATCTATTAGTTTAACTTCCACTCTTTACCTCCTTTAGTT